AGGGCATTTATTTGCTAAAGTTGTCGATGTAGTTACTGATTTCTATACTAGAGATACTAGATTTTAGTTTTAATAATATGAAGGTTTCTTTACTGATGATATCAACGGTGACTTATCAGCATGGCGATTATTTAGTCTCACTGAAGCTTATTATAAATACAAATTTCCAGAAGCTTAATTTGATTTAAATGTTTATGTTGGCTAATGTCCGATTTATAGAATGATAATTATTACTTGGCTTATTATGTTGGTCATAGGAATTATAATCATGTTAACAATATTTGAATCCGTCACTTTTACTTTCTCAAGGTAAATAGATACTACGCCTAGGGTAGGTAAATAAAGCAATAGTTTTGGATTTAAAACTATAGAATCATTCTATTAGCGTTTTTAAACAGTACACCAAGTTCATAAAATGATTACCACCAATTTTGAATAGTTATATGACCACGCTAAATTATATGATTATTTGAATTCGCATTTAAAAATTACAAAACCATAAATGCAACGTAATCAATATAAATGGACTGGGTTAGTGGTGCATGATTTCAAAACGAATACTAAGCCAGTAGCTATTAAGCCGAATAATTTATCTAGCATGCACGCTATGATTGCTAGATAATCTGCTATTAAAACTAACATTGATAATTAGGTGATGCGTCGATTCTTATTATTCTCATTTAAGTTCTTGATGCAAAAAACTTAGGAAATAAAAACGAAGATTATCTCTAGACAACTCAAGGTCTATACTCTGAATGACTACATCTCGTAATTAATTCCAAACAAAAGAGCTGAATTTGAGAGAGGAATGAGTTAATTAAAGGCTTACAAGCCGATCACCAAACTGAAGACAACTTTTTCTAAGCCTGATGAGTGGTAATTTCATGATTTTGAAAAAATAAGGCCGCGTAACATTGTGAATCCTATGCCCATTCAAAAAGCAGCAACTTAATTCTTTTCATATCAAATGGATCATTGATTGCGTGACACCTATCCATCATTTATATAGGGTTATTCTCTAGAGGAGCTATAAAGCCTCATGAAACCCTATTTTGATAAAATTGGTGGGACCTTCTACTAGATGGATGGTTCATCTTTTGACTCGACATAATATATACCACTTTTAGAAGTTGATTCTTTTCTAGTAGATTAAATGTCAGACTTAATTTCCCAGCCTTATTTAGATCCATTTTAATAATAATAAGTGAAGTAGTACATGATGAACCATAGGCACATTATGAAGACTCCAATCTCTTATAGACCATTTCGGAAGCACAGAAAATTGTACTAATATGGTTTGCTTCCTAATTTGACGTTATTGATTAAGGGTACGACCCCGTCTGGGTTATGAAATACCACTTTAGGCAATACGATAAGATAATGTCTATATTAGGAATTTATCTTTTAAGAATTGAATAGGAGATTTTTATTAGATTTGAAATATGGAATAGACTACATTTATTTTTGCGCCGGTGATGATGTTGTGGGAATGATTAAAGACAAATATATCCCATAACTTAGAGTTGTTATCGGATCTCTATATCACTTTCATGCTAATCCATACTTGAAGAAGGGACTAGGTTAATTAATCAAAACCTTGACCTTTTCAAAGCATACTACAGAATTTTTGTCTAAGGATATATTATATTCGTAAGACTTAAATTAAATGCATATAAGGAAGAAGGTAGTACGTTTGCTAAAAGGTGGCTAAATCTTAAAACCAGATTCACCCATTGATGTTGTGCAACATAGGACGAATTACACCCTGGCATAGCTTGCTGAAAATAGAGATTATTAAGATCCTCTTATTGATTAATTTGTTAGAGATAGACTATCTAAATTAGAGCACTTCCGCGATATAAAAATAACTGTCGCTGATTAGGCTAAGTTTAAGTTAAATAGATACTTTAACAAGGATGATGCGATGTTTTAAGCTTATAATAAGAAAGTGAATATTTTATCATAAATCCCCACAGATTCTATTTTCACTTCAATTATGTTAGCTTAAGGTTGTGATAGGGTAGGTTGTGTAAGTTTACATAACTTACCCTTTGGTTATAGCAATTATGTTAAGGCTACGATCAATGGCTACACCGCCCTCAGGGCAACCAAATAATATTACAACAACATCAAAACATGGCTGAACAAAACGACTTATAAACAAATTTAGAAAAAATTGCTAAGTTTATGGCTTAGCAGACTGAATAATAGAAAGTACAGCGATCCAAATTAACTAAGAAGGACGTCTCGAAATCTTATATAAGAAAGGCAATTCAAGACTCTAATAAAAAGTTAGCGGAAAGATTGGCACAACTAGAGATAAAATTAAAATAAATACCTGGTTCTGGGGAAGAAGCCAAGACATTAGTAGAGTAGTATTATAAAGATCCAGCTTAAATGACTAGATCAATTGATGGTCTTTAGACGGCCTTTGACCCTCTACATGGCCTCCCTACTTCACTACTTAAAGAAGTGGAACCAACTATGACTTATGCTACTAGGAAGAAGCTGGTGGATCAGGACTTCGATGAATTAATGGAGTATATATTAGCAATAAAAATGCCGGCAGGAACTCCCGCCGAAAAAATGGAAAAGTTTAAAGAGCGAATGACAGCTCTAGAAAAAGTTTCACGAGATTAGCAGATCTTACACCCTGAAGTATCACCCCTAACAAGGACCAAGCTTAGAGCTATAATAGCCCTAGACGATTGGGGTGGAGTCGCGAAGCTTCTATTGCCCCTAGCTTAAGCTTATGGACCAAAGGCTATAGATTGGGCATATAATAAGTTACCTTCAAATGTTAGGAATTGGTTAGAGTAAATGTTTTAGAAATTTCAATTTTAAGGTGGTTCATCTGGCTATAACCCTGTAGATTTTGAAGGCAATCTAGCATAAAATCCTTTTAAGGCTACCGAAACGAGTGGTGTGAACTTACTAAAAACTAACAGGATTAACTATAGTTTTTAAACGGTAGATCCAAAAGTTATTGCTACCATGATCGATCCCGCTCATTATTCAGCTAGATTTCCTTACCGCTATATGTCAAAATTAGCTTTATTTGGCGGTAATATTTCAGATAGTGTTCCAGTAAATGCGGCAGGTAATATGCGATTATTATTCTTTCCTAACCTAAATTCTAGTATGGTTTAATATTCTAATGCTGTTGATTTCAATCCCTCTACTGGTGCAGGAACTACGTCTAATTAGACTTCCAGTGCTGTATATAGAAATTAAGGGGCCATTTTTAGATATTATTTAAATACTATAGCTATAAAATTTTAATTTACTACTGATGCTGATTCTAATGGCTTCATTTAAGCTGGTTACACGCCAAGTGGCTAGACTGGAATTAGTTAAGCCAACATTTCATAATTAGAATATTTTTAATCAGGGAATTCTTATAATGAATATAGATTTTTGGTTCCAATGGGTCCTGCTTAGCAATGGACTTTATAGGATGTGCGTTTACCAAATGCTGCTGTTATTTACCCAGCTTATGCAGTTATTTTTACTGGTTTTCCAGCGAATTTTAGGGTTAATTACACCATTTCCTATTGTTATTAATTCGAACCCTTATTAGCAAATGCTGATTTATTGGATGTTTAGTCAGTCAATACTTCTGATGAGACAATTGAATTTTTGACTGATATGGGTTCGTTATTTCCAGCCTTATTTACTTGCAATTCGGCTGACGCTTATGCTATAGCAACGAAATTATGGAATTAGTCACCTTAAAGTTAAGAGGCTTTAACGGATATGATTAACTCGTTATTGGGTACTATTTCCATACGTGCCACATAAAATTATGTACCTGTTCTAAACTAACCTGATGCGGATGAAGAGGAGAAAATGATCATAATAGATCGCTGAAGTGGCCTAGGTAGCAAGTCGAATTCTTGGAGTTTTATGAATTCCAGCCAAGAATTTTGAGAGCACTAAAAACAAGCGCGGAATTCAAATTGTACACCGTTATTTTGGGACTTACGGTGGACTCTAATATATTAAAGTCCTGGTATCTAGCAGG